TGGCATCCCATCTCCAACAAAACCCTGACTCACTTATTGGGTCACAAACCATACTTACAATTCCATGTGGAAACAATGCAGCTGTTGCATTTGTATTATCAACAGCAACAAAATTCCTTGTAATAGCTGTACATTCAACAACTGTTGTAGCGTAACTTGAGATCGTAATCTGTCCAGCAAAAATGCCCATATTACGACTAATCCGTTCTGCCCCTTTCAAAGGACTTTTTACTGTAGTACTAAAAGCCATATCATACCTCCATAGTGTCGACTTACCGTTTTCCTACGGGAGCCTTCTTTTTGCGCTTAGCCTTTATAGGCTTAGCAATTCCATCGCCTTTCTTCTTTTCTTGAAATAATACATCATCCATCTTAACAGCATTTATCTTCTGCTCTGCTATTGCAAGTTTATGTGTCATGTACGCTTCATGCCTCCGCATCTCTTCAGGCGTCAGCGAAACTAAACCATCTTTATTAGCCATCTTAGCTTTAACTATACCCATCTGCGCCCAATAAGGTTGGGTCTCACGAGTCACGCCTCTATGATTCAACCATACACCAAAGTGAGCATAGTATTCCAACCCAGCACTAAGTGCTGAATCTGCAAACCATGAGTCTGTTGGAGCCTGATTATCTGAACTAAACCAGGGTTTCTTCAATTTCATAAACGCACTTGTCTTAATCATCGTACATCCAAAAGGTACAAGGTCAACCTTCTGTAAACCTACTCTCTGCTGAGGTGGTACTTCATACAACCTTGCAGGTCCTTTCAGTATAGGCTGATCTGCTACTTTAGTATCAGGATCATACCTTCTAAAAGCACACATTGCATATGGGAAGCCTGATGCATGCATAATCCCTGCAACTACATCTTTGTCTGCATCAAGTAATGTTATTACATCTTGTGCTGACACGTCATAGATATCATCATCCATGAGTAAAAGGTGTGTACATCCACTTGCAACTGCTAGGTCTGCAAGTTGTTCCTCTGCTTTATGCACGGGCATACGGTACATAAATTTATACCCGACATGGAATTTTCTACCTTCGTGATTAAACGTCATTAAGTCTGTCCATAGCTTTAAAAAGCTTTCTGCAAACTCATGTGACCATGCAAGTATAGGTACTCCAATCAATATCTTGGGTGTAACCTTTTCTAATACTACCTTCTTCTTCGCCATCATATCCTCCTTATTATCTACTTCTTCCTTGACCCCTGCCTCTACCACCTCTTAAGGGCTTGGCATCGCCTTTCTTTCCAACCCTAGGTTTTCTACCACAATCACCTTTTCTAGCTGTAGCCATTAGGTTCTCCTGTATGAAGTGCAGGGAAGGAACACTAAGCTCCCTCCCTACAGTTAATTCCTTCTATGGTGCTATTGTTATGAATGCCATTCCATACTCGGATGCCGTCATAACCTGCATAGATTGCCCAACAATGATTGCTGAGTTCTTAGCAGTAGTGCCTATGACATAATCATAAGCTTCACCCGTGGCTCCTGGAGACAATGCGATACCAGCATTTGCGCCAGCACTGTGCTTAAGAGCACAAGGTCCCCATGTTTGCAGCCAAAAGTACTCACCGCTTGTTATCAAAATAGGAGCAACTCCTACACACATCTCAGTACCATCTGTATTCTCAACAATGCCACTGTACATGTTTTTAGTTATAGACCATTCATCTATAACATCAGAAGCTATTTTCAACGGGTCGTATAGGGAAAGAACCGTATTTCCTGTTCCTTCAGGATGTGACTTTATCCTATACATATAACCCATGTTAGCTGCTGTACCACTCTGGCAGTGCAAGTATCCTTCAGCATACTCATCTGCACCACTCGATGTGGCTAGGTAGAAAGTAAACTGCTTTCCACCTGCTGGATTAACCGTGCCTGCTGTAACACCTAGAACTGAAGTTGGTACACATTCACACAAGTCTCCAGCACCAGCACCTCCACTGGCTAAAGCATATCTAAATACTCTATCCCCTACAACCTTCCTCGACCCAAGCTGGGCAAGTTGAACTGTGGATGTCTTGTATACAGACTGCCCACCCTGTGGTACAGCTACCTGGTCTCCTCTCCAGTTTTGTTTTCCTTCCTCCGAAACTTCTCCTTGATTACGTACTGTAATATCGGCCATGCTAAACACCTCCATTGGTTTATTGGCTACCTCGTCCCCTCATTGGCTTGAGGGTGAAGATTACGCAGCTTGACTAATTATAACCCCGTGGCATCTGCGCTTATCGACCCACTGGTTAGCTCTCTGAACGATCTGTGTAACTACATCTTCGAACTGGTTAGGGATCTTCTTCCAAGGTCCCATTATCATGTTAACCGCAGGATCTATGGTAAATCCAATATGTCTGCGATCAAGCATATAAGTGTAGCCAGTTGTGCATTTGGGTGACCATATCCAAATCCTTCCCTTGAAGGTGATGTGGTCTAATCCAAGATTAACAGCCTCCTTATTAACAACACTAACTCTCTCCAGAGCTTCGGCTTCGCCTAACTCATGAGTAGTCTGGTCACTAACAAGCAAATCAATCTTACCCCAACGCTCACAGGTGTTCAGAATATTCGTCAAATCACTCTCGCCATATACACTGAAGGCTCCACTTGAAGTCTTAGTCTGATTCCTCCAATAGTAGTTACCACTCTCATCAACCGCAGTTGACTGATTGATTCCATGAATCGTGGCACTTGTACTAGGAACATCATCAACCAAGTATTGCAGACCATTATAGTCGTCAACACTTGCTCCACCAGTGTTTGCCCAAAGAGCATCCTCAACCTTCTCTTCAAGCGTATCCCTAACGGTGTTCATCTTAGAAGTCATCATCTTAGTATGCCTAGTCTCACTTCCACCGTTTATCTTGTCGTCCTCCCAATATCTAACGACCTGGTCACCTAGGTTCTTCCACGTGTCGTATGCAACAGTCAACGGATCGAAATCCGAGATTGAGAACGTAGAACCCTTGGTGAAGAACTTTGCTGTGGTCGTTTTGCGAATACGCAGTGGTATCTCAAAACGCCTTCCATCAGTGCTTTCATAATGAATCATGCTTTTTGAATTGTAAAGCTTCAAAAGCTTGTTCGCTTCAAAAATCTGATCCACGTCACCTGGACGTCTTTTTGCCCAAGTAGTTGTATATAGAGTATTTAAATACTCTGTTAGCGTTGCAGCCATAATAGGTCTCCCTTATAATTTATGCTAGAGGAATCGGACCTAACTCCTTCTTAACTTCATCTAATGCTTTAGCTGTTGCATCTGCTGTGCTAAGTTTACGTAAGTCAGCATAACTCTCTGAGCCTCCTCCGGGTTTCTCCGTGCTCATACCCTTCTGCTTCTTCTTCTCTTCCTCAGTAGGTACTGCTCTGAAACGTGCTGCATACTCTTTAGCTTCTTTATATAAAGTTGCTAAAGGTTTGTGTGAGTGCTTAGGGTCGAGGCTTAGACCATGCATAATCGGTCTATACTCTTCAAAGTCATCATGAGTTGATGCAAAAGCTGCAATCTCACGTTTACTTCGTGCCTTGCTATCAGTAGCAGTTTCTGCTCTAAGTTTATCCATCTCACCCTGCAAAGCTGTCTTTGCATTCTTTTCAGCTAGAGCTAATAGCTCCTTAGGGGACAACTTCCCCAACGCTTCTTCCGTAAGCTCCGTCTCTTTAGCCTTAGCTTTCTCTTCAGGCTCTGGGGGCTTCGTACCCTTGTTACTGAGGTAAGTCATGTAATCTGGACTCAATACTTCCATGCGCATCTCTTCCAGATCCTTCGTCAACTTCGCATTGTTTGCAACTAAAGCATCATGATCAGCTTTAGAAACTATGTCCTTATCCTTATCTTCGCCACCACCTGCATCTTCTTCAGCAAAGCTGAATAGCTTTACAGGATTTAAAAACCTAAACAATTTACTCATCGCCTATGCCTCCTTTGCCTCAACCTCAACGTGTTGGGTTCGATATGGTTTAAACTTTCGCCTGCGATACGCCCTGGATAATGAATTCTGAGCAGCTTTGACATACTTGCCTGTCCAGAATCCAGTAAACACAACTTCTGGCTGTTTGCCAGGAACCACACATATCTGGATGGTTCGTTCACCTTCAAGTCTCTGCTTTGCAGTTCCCTGAAGGCCATCACTAAAATCTCTTCCTAACAGCACATACTCTGCTTCAACCTTAGGCTTCAATTCAGCCACAACTTGTGCATCTTCTACAACTTGTTTACCTGCCCTGAGTATCTCTAACATCTTGTTAGTATCAGCCACAATAGCCTCCTTCGTGTTATTTCAGACGTCCTTTGACATCGTCGCGCATCATTAATCCACGCTTACCTAGTTCACGTTTAAACTCTTCCTTGTTCTTTGTATGCACAGGTTTATCCCCTATACCAAAGTGCCAACCCTCATAGCCTTTATTTGCGTTCTTCTTCTCATCATTACGTTTCCGTATCTCTCGTTCCTTACCATTCTTTGCTAAGTATGCATCATATGATGCACTATCCAAACCTTTGTATCCTTGAGCCATCGTTATCTCCTCAATCCTGGATGGCTTGATTGCCCACCCTGTTGCATCTTATTAAAATCATTAAAAAACATAGCCTTCTCTGGACTACGTCCTGGACCTTCTCCAGGAAACAACATAGCAGGATCTATCCAATCTGTCTGACGTGCATACTCCTGCAGCAAGTACTTCATATTAGTTCCAGGCATGCCCGAAGCTATCTTCATAATCTGCTCAGCCTCTAACTTCCTAGTTGCTCTGTTCTCAGGTATAGCTTCTTCAGGATTGATCTTATACGCCATCTCACCCTTGATCTCAGGTCCGGTAAACCTAACCCAATACTTTGCTCCATCTTCACCTACAACATCAACCACCCTCTCTTGAGTCCAGTTGGTGAATACCATACGCATGTAACCTCTAACAACTTCCTCAAGATGGTCAGCCATAGCGTCCCTGCGCTCATCAATCCTTATCATCGATGCAGCACGAACAATCTCTGCTTCATGAGCAGTTCTCCGTCCACTCGACTCTTCAAACGATCCCATCTGATTTCTTGAAAATCCTACAACCTCACGTATGTCCTCACGAACCTCTCTTGCAGCAATGCTGAAGTCCGGAGGGACATGGGATTGAAACAATGCCACTGCTTTGCGTATATCCCCAGAAGCTCCACCACTAATACCTACTGCGGCTTTAGGATCTTCATCAAGTAACTTCACAAGCTCGTCACCATTAATATCATCTTTGTTATACAGCAACTTAAGCAATGCTACGTGTCTGTGCCTACGAGCCATAGTTCTTATATCATTCATCTCAGCCTGCTGTACCTCAATCATACGTGCATCAGGCGGCCACCAGAAGTAGTCAGGGTCTTCGTTGAAGCCTAGCACATTTGCTGGCAACCCTTCAACCTGGAGGTAATCAAAGTCCTCACGTAGGAATTTATCATGATCCAAGGATAGTACAAATACCATACCAGTACGTTTATCATGAATCTCCCAAAGTTCAACCCATTCAGATATCGCATCTTGATCAAGTATTCTATTCGTCCCTTCAGGTACGCTCTCCACAGATGATTCAAGCCTGCTTGCATAAACACCCTTAAGAGTGCTAGTGTTTTCGTACTTTGAATCCTCTTTCATATCTTGTGTCTTACGCATCTTGCGCATTGCATACCACTGAACACTTTCCCACCTACCCGTTCCCCAAGGAACGATAAAATCCAATGCATTAGATCTGAGATACCAAGGCATCCCAGGTTTAACATTATCAGTATATTCTATCTTCTCACCCTTCTTGTTAAAGTTGGTGAGGGATTCATCCGATTCATATAGGTTCCGTTCAAATGACTGTGAGTATCCCCATTCCGAATCATAACCAAAGATGCCAGGACCTCTACCACATAGGTAACAATCCAATACCTGTGACTTCAGCTGATTCTTAACCCCAGTCTCTCTAATCAAATAATTAGCAATGCGTTCGACCATTCGTGCATGCATAGCAAATCCAGGTTTCATTGGGTGCACAGCTACTCTTGGATTCCGGAAATACACCTGAGGTATCAGGGAACGCCCTAGAGCATAAATTAAGTTTACAGGAACAACCTTCTTATCCCAGAAACCTCTATACATGTTCTTATAAAGCTTCCATTTGTCAGATTGTCCATACTGTCTACGGTACTTGACTCCAAGCTTTATCTGCGTTTTCCAGTAATCCAGTAACTTAACTTTTGTCATTGTACTTGTACTTGCCATCTATATCTCCAGATTAATAACCATGAGCTTCTTTAGCCCTACGTCTGTTTTCTGCATCATCCCTAGGTTGCGTTAATCCTCTGAGCTTAAGTTGCACCCACTTACGCTTTATCTTGCTTACATGCATATGTTCCATCACCTTATTGTCTTTCATAGTCAAGCCTCCGTCATAAGTTCAATATTTGAATTTACCAACTCTCCTCACTGAATGGATCAGTTGCATCAGCTAGGAAATCCACAGCTGCTGGTTCTTTGAATGGTTCAGCAACGACACCAGGATTCCCAAACCTATCTTTACTCGTGTTCCTAGTCCATGCCCATTCAAGAAATTCTTCCATGTTACCCACAGTAACCTCCATCTCACCACTACGCTTCTTAGCTTCTAGGGGCGTGGGTTGACTGGGTCTGGCAATTTGGATCTGATATGCTGCTGCATCCAGTAAATCTTTCTTACACATCCTGCTATTAGGCACATACTCACCAAACTCTTCAATCCATGCCTTGTGTGTAGGCTTACAATGTATTGCAAGGTTTGAGGCTAGGGGTTCAAGACCCATTATCCTAATCTCCTTAGCAACATTACCCTCAGGCTTCATCTCTCTCAAGTTCATTCGAGGTACCTTACCTTCATCCATATACTCACGAGCAAAGTGAGCCAAGGCTTTTTGGTAGTAAACAGCCTCGACTCCTATGCGCTCAGGCTTAAATACCGTCCAGTGCCATCCCATACGAGTAATAACTTCACTGGGATTAAATCTTCCTTTATCATAATGGAGTATCCACATATGATGTCTATCACACCAACCACAGGTGAGGATAACTCCTTCACAAGCTGCTTTACGGTTTGTATCACTCCACTCACTAAGGTCTAC